CTCTCTCACACTTGAACGCACTACAGCGGATTGTCAGAAAATCAGGAACAGTTTCTAGTCTCTCTTATCTTACCTATAAGAAGAGAATGTCTGATTACTTCAGCGTCCTGTTCTCGAACCCCAACTGTCACCATGATACAGGGTGCGATTGTTCTTTAACAGTTGAGGGGGTTCATCCTACGACGTTTGGTTTCTCTTATACATCACATGACAAAGATAAGGATAGTCAGCTGCGTGATGTGGCTGCAAAAATAAGTTCTAAACTGGAAGTTAAGGCAGGTGTTGTGTCAATGTTGGCAGATATTGATAGTGACAAAGACTTCCTTCGTTTGGGGCTAGGGAAAGAGTCAAATTGTGTGGAGATTCCAGCTCCTTTTCGGTATACATCTTATGCGGAGAGTATACCGCTTCTAGATCTTCATCCGGTAGTTCGTTCAGCGTTGAAGCATTCGGATTTTGACCACTTACAGAATAGGTACGACAAAGGAGGTCAGCTGTTTGATTGGGATTACTATGAACGTTATGTATGGAAAGACGATCCTGAGTTTACGCTTCAATCAATGCTCCTTAGGAGAGATTCGGGATATGTCTGGAGTGTTGGGACTACCAATGGTTTAGCACATGTTCGGTCGGCGATGGCAGATCTGTACCCACGCAAGGGCGTTAAAGCATGTCTTAAACAAGTTCGATCTCCGGTTATTCCAGACAAAACGCGGGACGTTCTTATACATCTTAATTCAGCCCTTGATATGATGTATCGTGCTATGAGAATTTCTGAGTTTAGGACACAAGAATGTAAGATAGACATTCGTCGCTTTACACAGATGTATCTAGCAGCTTCAGATGGCATAAAAAAAGAAACAGTAAGATATGATATACATGATATGCCAATCAAGAATGAAGTTGAGTTGCCTGATGGAGTAACCCTTAAGATTTCGGCCAATGGAAAAAAAATAGAACAGTTTAGCAGTAATGCAAACATGCTTATATGGTGTTTGCAAAATAATGTCTGTCCTGAAGTTGTTTTTAATTACTCTTTTAAGAATGAAACGTACATAGATTTTGATAAACAGCGGGACCCAATTAAATGGAAAGAGTTTTGTGATAAACTTCGTGTTTTTGTGATGCCTTCGGGTATTTTTAATATAATGGAGAATTTAGTATCAAAAACACGTCATAAACTCGAAATTGGTTGGGTCATACAAGTCGGACACAAAAACCCACATGGTGGTACTGATAGACTTGCTCGCTGCCTTGGAATTATTTTTGGCACTAACGAATGGGAACCTATCCTGTGTGAGGGAGACTATAAAGCATTAGATGTTACTATAAAGGAGTTGTTGACAACACTTTATTTTAGTATGATGCTGATTCATGAGAAAAAAGGCTCCGCGGAATATAAGATAAAAGAGAGGATTCTTAAATGGATTATTGAGATACAAGCGGTTCGTATAGAACGAATGTTTGCAGACATCTGGGTCAGACACGAAGGTGGAGTACCCAGTGGTATGTTTAACACTTCTCACTGTGACAGTTGGGTCACCGCTTTGCTTTTCTTTATATTTTCTGCGTGGTCTATTGCAAATGCCCCTCTTAAGGATAGAATTCATCTCGAAAAGGTCGCTCTAGCTATTATTTTCTTTATATGCTATGGAGATGATTTTCTTTATAATATGAGTGCAGATAAACTAGCCCAGTCATACTTCCATCTGGATCTTTTTGCCAAGTTCGTAAAGGATTT